TTTTATTAGCATGATGTTATAATTCTAATGTATATCTATTAACCTTCTAAAATGAAACTTATTCCGATGGGTTCAAATATGAACCTTACAGTAATTAATTCTGATACAGAATTATTCTTCTCTTATAAAACTTGTGTAGCTGGTAAAATTAAAGGCCAATACTATAGAACTAATAGATGGTATAGCCAAACAACAACAAGACATATAAATAAATATTTAGGAAAATTAAAATATATAGAAGTTGAACCTAGTTTTTTTGAATCAATAACAGATAATAATTATATAGATGTTACACCAGTTAAAAAAGAACCTTTAGCAATAATAGGAAATTAACATGAAATTTAGCGAAAAATATTACAAGGACTTAAATTTAAGTCCTTATCAACATTATATAAATAATGTTTGGTTTATTAATACACTTGATAAACTCAAAGATACTGGAAAATTATTTATTCCAGATTTAAACAAAACATTTAATAAATTTGGGGATGAGATAAAATGAATTTCAACAATAACCAATTAACAACTATTAAAAAATTAATAGATGATAGAATATATTTTTTAAAAGAAAATATCTTTTATTGTCAGAATGATATAGATTATTATTCAACTAAAGAAACAGAAAAAGAAGCTAATAAAAAAGCAATAGCAGAAGCAATAAAAGAAAAAAATAATTTATTAGATTTAAAAAATAACATTTTAAAAAATCATGAATAAAAAAATTAAAGTATCAATTAACGATTATTGGGATTATTTTTGGCAACAATTTAATTCAGAATACTATGAATGTAGTCAGGGTTATGCTGATTATGATGAATGTTATAAAAGAACAAAAATATTAGTTGACTCTCAGATTGAATGTTAAATAAAAAAGAGAAAAGAGAATATTTTTTATTATGTGATTTAATTTTAAAAAACATAAAATTAAGTGCTGAAGAAAATAATAGATTTATTTTTTTAAATTTGAAAGAAAAATATAATTAACTGAATGGTTTACAATAGTAAACATTTATGTATATAATATTTGTATATCATATAAATTCTTATGAAACTTTCCAAAAAACAAAAACCCATGAATGGGTTAATTTTTCAATCAATCATGGGAGAATATCTTATTGATTGTAATGAATACATGGAGAACATCAACATTCAAAAAGCTGTAGCTATGAATGATGAAGTTATGCTTAGAAAAATTCTTGAATGTGAGTATTGATTATGTTATACGAAACTTACGAAAAAATTTGTAAAAGGCATAAAGTTAAGCCTACTCAAGTTATTGCTGATGGCAATATTGCTGAGATTTTAAAAAGAGATCAAAGTAAGCATCTTGAATATCATGAAACACTTTTAGATGAATATTTAAAAGTTTATTATTACAATGGTAAACCATCATGAATAAAACATTTATAAAGCATAATGATGCTGGTCATGGATGGTTAGAAGTCAGTTATAAAGACGTAACTGACTTAAATATTCAGAATGAAATTTCTGAATATTCATACATAAATACAACTATTGAATCAATTTTCTTGGAAGAAGATTGCGATTTAACTTTATTTTATAATGCTTATAAAGCTAAATATGATAAAGAATTAAAATTTCAAGTTATTGAAAAATTTGAAATACATCCAATAAGAAATTTACCTAGTTATACAAGTTGGCAATTTAACCTTTATTGGAATCCATTAAAGGGAAAAGAGTTAAGTGATTATTTAGGGAGAATGAGTAATGGGTAGAAAAATGACTAAATTGGATAACACAAATAAGTTATTCTTACATACACTTGGGAATCAAGTAGGTAGAGCAAAAATTCAAAGAAATAGAGATATTAAAAAAAATAGATTTATTAACACTATTAAAAGTATTAAAAACAATGGAAACTAAAAAACAAAAAATAGCATTAATAAATACTTTGCTTAAGTATTATGATGCACCAAATAATGAAGTCTCTAACAGACTAATGAGAGATATTGAACACTTCATTATTGGTCTAACTATAGATAGTTGGAATAATTGTAATGACATAGCTGAAAGACTTTATTTAAAAGGGAAAAGAAGCTATGAATAAATTAGAATCAACAATACCTTTTGATGGTTTTTATGAATCATTTATTAGTGCTGATATAGAACATCAAATAGGTCAACAAATAGAATGGGATTGTGATATATATGACTTAAATGAATCTGAAGAAGAAATTTTATATAATAATTATTTAACTGTTAATACATCATATTTTTATAATCAAATTGCTGAACATTATACAGATTTATATATAGATGCACTTAATGAAAGATTAGAAGGATTTACATTAAATGCTAAATTTAGTCTTTTAACAAGTCCTAGAGAATATAACTTTGAAACAGATAGAATATTTATAGATATTGAAAGAGATCATGCAATAGATTTTATAAAATATATAATTAAAAACTACAAAAAAGAATTAGAAAATAAGATTAAAGAAAGATTTACAAGTAGATCAGGTTTTTGGTCACACTATAAAAATGGATTAGATTTATGGACTAAAGATTATTCAGAATGGGATCATAACCAAATTGGTACTTGTTTTGAATTATTTGATTTTGATGAATTACATTTTTATGAATCATTATCTGAAACAATAATATTTAACTTAGGAAATACGTTAGGGAAAGATGGTATAGATTTATTAGATAAGAAACAAAAAGAGATAGATAAAAAAGAATTAATAAATAAACAACAACTAAAACTAAATTTTAATTAATTATGAAACATAAAAAAACCTATGAATCAGTTAACAAAAAAACTGGTAATAGAGAAATTAAATTTTTTTGTGATATTACAAAAACTTGGCAAACATTAGAAATTAAAAAATTATGAAAATTAAAAATGATGAGCAAGCATATCTTCATGCTGTAGTTCTTTCTATAACTGCACCAACTGAAGAAGAAAAAGAAATTATGGAGAAGAATAATGCTTGATAAAGATAACTGGGAAGAAAATAAAGTTGAAGCTAAAGAGTTAGCTCAAGAATTTATTTATGATGAAAAAAGAAAAAGTGAGTGTATTAAATATTTCATAGGTCATTTTAAAATTAGTCAGGCTACTGCTTATAGATGGTATGACAAGATTTATAATGAACTATCTATACCTAGTATTGATAAAGCTAATAAGTTAGCTGAATATAAAGCTCAAGTAGAGCAACAAATAGAAACATCAATGAAAGATATAGAAAAATTACCAATAGGAGAAAAGATAGAATTATTTTCAAAAATAACAAAACTTAAAAAAGAACTTAGAAAGTTATGAGAAATTCCCATGAGAATCACTAATTAATTAGCTGGCATTACTAGCGTCTTGAAAAGTATAGTTTTTAATTTCTTTGAGATTAAAAATGGTAGACCTCAAAGTATGTAAGTCCAGTACTTTCCAAATACGAAAATTCGGTAACGAAAAATTATGTCTAAGTATTTTAAATTAACTGTATCGTCAATGACAATGCACGATTTATACATCAAAGCACCTGATGATATAAGTGAAGATGATATTCATTCAAATTTTAGAAAATTTGATGGTGGTATGTTCACTACTGATGATGATGGAGATTGGGAATATTCCAGTACTGAAGAAATAGATGAAGAAGATTTTAAAGAAGAAAGTTGTAAATGTAATTGGGAGGATAGATACCAATGACTAAAAAATATCATGTACTTATGTCTGAGATACATTCAGTTTGGTACTTAGTTGAAGCTAAAAATGAAAAAGAAGCTATCAATAAAGTTTCTTGTGGAGATTACATTGAAGCTGAAGATGAAGGTTGCGAAATGGGTGGTCAAGATTTTTGTGAAATAGAGGAGTATGAAGATGATTAATAACCCATTACCAGATCAAGTTATGCAAGAAAATGATGAATATTATTTATCTGAACAATTTTATGAACATTGTAGAGATAAAGCTATAGAAATAGCTGTAAAATCTAATTTATTACCAGAATTGATTGATGATTTTATAGAATATTTTACTGATATTTGTTCTGAATCAGATGAAGGTTTTAGTTTGATAAATGATAAAAGTTTAATTGATGATTGGTGGGAAGAAAATTCAGATATGTATGAAAATCCATCACCTTATGAAGATTATGAACCTACAGATTATGAAATAATGACTAATTAATTATTTTTTAGTTTTATCTAAAAAATCATGTATAGCTTCTCTAATTAAAAAACCTATTGAAAGTCCTGCTTTTGATAGGTCTTTTAATTGTTCATATTCATCTTCATCAACAGAAACACTAATTCTTTTTAAATTTTTACTCATAATTAATAATATTTATATATCAATATACTATCAGATTGATGCCAAAACAATTATGAATGGAATTTTTTAAGAAAAAGAAAAGAACCAAAAGAAAAAGAATATAATTAAATAAATAAATATTATAAAAACTATATATGTATTAATTATATATATATATATATATATATTATATATTATATATTTAATAATAATAATGAATGGGTTTTTTCATATTTTAATTATACAGCATTAGTAACAACCTCTTGACACATATAATGTCATGCTACAATAATAAATAATAGTTAGTCTGTATGAATGGCAAAAACTAAAATTACAATGTTCTTAGATCCAGAGCTAATTGAATGGCTTGATCTGAACAGAGATGAAGAAACTTCTAGGTCTGCCTATCTTAGGATCTTGATTAGAAAAGATATGAAAAGTAAATCCAGAAGAAAAACTGCACCTGTAGCAACTACAAATGATAAGTTTAGTTCTCCTGTGATAACAGCAGATTTAATTCCTGATGATTTAAAGGATTATGCTGATTTGTTAATTGAATGGTGGACTATAAGAAAGCAAAAAGGTGGATCATGCACTACAAGCGTTGCTAACCGCATCTTTAAAACTCTCAGGTCATTTCCATCACAAGACAGGAAAGAAGCTCTTGAGAAAGCAATTACAAGTGGCTGGAAAGACATCTACCCACTTAAGAAGGGTTACAAACCAGAAGAACCTAAAAATCATCCAAATCAGAAAGTATTCAAAGCTAGTGAAGTTGTACTTCCACCAACACTTGCTGAATTGAATGAAAATAATGCTAATAAGTTTATGGAGGACTTCTAATGGATAAGAATGAAAGACTTACTTGCACACCATATACAAAGCAAGATTATGAGATGGTGCAATTATTATCTGATTTATCAGGCAATACTTTGTCCTCTGTTGTAGGTCAAGCATTACATGAATGGTTAAAAGATAATTTCACTAATGAAATTGAAAGACACCAAAAGGTAGAACACTTACTTAATGAAACAGGCATACCAAACCATTTACATGATTTTGGAGGAGATCAATGATTACTAACGGAGCAGGTACTACCGAAAGACAAAATGAATGGACAGTTTTCTCTGTAATGAATGATTATTTATCAGATGGTAAGTTATCAAGACGTAAAAGAGCATTTATGAAAATCAATTATCTACCTATGGTTAGAAAAGAACTTATAGATTTTAATCAAGAATTATATAACTACTTAGGAGAAAAATAATGCAAAAACTATTTGATATTTCTGTCATCAAAACTTTGAAAGATGGTATTACAAAAGGTAGATGGAGTCTTGAAGATTTAGATGAGCCACCCCCAGGTTGGAAAGAAGTAGTAAATAACTGCAAAGGCAACCCTGCTTTCCCTCAAGGTTATAAAGGTGTCAAATATCAGAATCTTGCTAGGGTTGAAGAACCCAAACCACCAGAGGAGAAAGTAGAACTTACCAATCCCAAAGACCTTCCACCAGATTTCTAATGAAAACTATCGAATTATTGAAACCACTTCCTATCAACAGAGATGAGGAAACACATAAGTATCTCAATTTAGAGACAAACCAATGGTTATCTTATTCAACTACTGAAGTTTGTAATGAACTTACAGAAGAAGCCAAAGAAAATATTGAAGCCTACAGGTACATCTGGCAGCCGAGAGGAGAAACAGTACATGAATGTTTACAGGAGAAGATGCTTGGCAGTACAGAAATAGATCCAAAAGACTATGGAGAATGGGTTGAACCATTACTAAGCCATGAACTATTTACACATTTTGAACCAATGGCAGTTGAACTTATGATGTCAATACCTGATAAGTCAGTTGGAGGACAACTTGATTTACTTGGTTATGACACTAAGACTAAACAAGTTAGATTGATTGATTTAAAAACTAAAGGTAGTTCCAAATACGACATTAGGAAAAGAGGTAAAGATGGAATGATTCATTTGGAAGATATTGATATGTATTGGAAAGAACCTTATTTAACTGATAAACAATTAGGTTGTTACGTTGAGATGTTGAGATTAAATTACAACTTAGTACCAGATGTATGTAATACGATCTGGGCTTATGAAGGTAGATGTATCTTGAATAATGAGCAGCCTACTGAAAGATGTGAAGCTGCATGGCAAGAAGCATGGACTAAATTTGAAGCAAAACAGGAGTTATTTTAAATGCCACAATTTCCAAGTGATCCATACGAAGGTCAGGTCTTTTATGATCCTGATGCAAAAACAACTTATGAGTTCTGGATTCCAGCAGAAGATGATTATTTTTGTAAGAAGTTAGGTATTAAACCCAAATGGGTAGTAAAAAGTTATGAAAGTGAATGTGTTACTGCTTTATTTTCTAAAAATCCCAAGAATAAATACATGGCTTATAACAAGTTGATAGATCAGTTTGGTTATACCGAAGATCAGATTACAGACCTTATGGAAGAACTTAAGCAATGACAAGACAACAAAGGATTGAAGCTGCTGAGAAGCGAATCCAGGAACTTAAAAAACTTATTGATGAATGGACTAAAAAACTATGAGATATATACTTGATGTCTCAGGACATGACCTAAAACTAATTAGAGCTTCTATTGTTAATTTTCAGAGATCATTAGAACTTTCAAATCATGCAGAATTTGATAACTTAATTGACGATCTTGATGAATGTTTTTTAAGAATATCAAGAATAAAAAAGGAACAGCTTAAAAATAAAGTAATGAGGAAATGGGGTCGTAAAAAATGAAATGTTTTTACAAAGAACTAAGTCAGAGAAAAAAGTATTTAATCACAGAATTAAATAATCAAATTGCAAGTATTGAATGGCTATGGTTTCAAAAAGAAATATCAGATCAAGAATATAAAGTGCAGTTTGATGATTTGGAAAGACGTATAGAGGAACTACAAGGATGAGTAATCCTCAGAAACGAAAAGGAGATAAAGCTGAAAGAGAAGCAGCAGACCTTTTAACAGAAGTTACAGGCTTTGAATGTAAACGTAATCTTGCAGCAGGGATTCCAGATGACGTTGGAGACATATATGGCATACCAAATTGCGTAGTACAGGTGGCAGACTATAAAGACAAATCCAGGGCTTGCCTTGTTAAGCCTAGAGAAGTAGAAACACAGAGAGAAAATGCAGGAGTGGACTTCGTTGCAAGCATGGTCAGGTTCAGAGGTGGACAATGGAGGATTGTGTTAACACCAGAACAATTCAATACTTTGTTACAGGCAGCATTGCAATAAGTTTACATTCTTGTAAATAATAATGTAATATAAAACAACAGTAAACTTTTTACTTTATGACCACAGAAAAACCTAAGTCTTTAGCAGATGCTCTCAGGTTATTCCAACTTAAAGTCAAAGCTGCACCTAAAAGTGGCTTTACTAAATTTCCAAACCCAAGAGAGTACTCAAAGCTAGAAGATGTCTTACAGATTGTGCAATATGCACATGAACTTGGTATCTCTCATACTCAAACTGGTAAGTACATTATTACTGAACAAGGGGATGTTATTGATTTATTAATAACAACTTTGCATTTTGGTAATGAAAAACTTGAAAGTGTTGATAGATTACCACCACTTCCTACTGGTAAAAACACTAGCCAAGAAGATGGCATTAGAAGAACGTATTTAAAAAAATATGCACTATCAGCTATTTATGGTATAGGTTCTGATGACGATGATGATGCTAACTCATTAACACCTGCTCCAGAAAAAGAAAAAGGTACAAGATCAACACCGACCAAACCAAAACAGAAACTTGCTCCTGTATCTGAAAAAGCTAAGACTAATCCTCCGATAACTACAGATGCTAGAAATGCTATTATGGATAGCCTTAAGAAATTAAATGCTTCTAATCCTGATAAGGCAAAAGAAATTGGAGAGGCTTTCAAGAAAGAATTTAATGTTCCTAAAGTTGTAGGCAACATTACTGAAGCTAGGCATGGAGAGTTCTTGGCTCTTGCTATCTCAAAAGTAGAGGAGAGTCTATGACCCCAGACGAAGTTAACAATGCAAAGGAAGAGGTTTTAAAAGAACTTCTCCTTCGCAAAAAACAGCAGAAAAAAGATTGGAACAGAAATGTTCTAAGCGTCAGGACTAATGACGAACTCGCTGCTAAAATAAAGGTTTACTGCGATAAAAACAAAATCTCTTTAAACCAATTTTTAAATACATTACTAACCACTTTTTTTAAATAATTATGGCTGACTTTAATCCAGCACTTCCATTGCCTATCAAATGGTCTATAGGCGATGATCGTTTTAACGAAGGGCAACAGGTCTTGAGTTTAACAATTCCTGTTGACTCTGTTACTCATTTAATAGATCATTTACAAAACCTAGTAGATCAAAAAGCTAAAGATGGAGAAGTTTACGACTTTAACAAAAAAGAGAAAGTTAAAACAAAATGTGTTCAAATTTACTCTAAAGCGATGGATGGACAGTTCGGAGTCTTTGGCAATATTAATCCACAAAAGCTTGAACGAGAGGTAAATGAAGAGTTACCTTTCTAAGCCTAAAGATGAATATTTAGTTAAAGATCCTAACTTAAATATTCATTTTAAAATTGTTAATGGTGTACGCTACTGGCTTACACCTCCTCCTTTCAATTATAAAAAATGACACCAGTAAAAAAATCTATAGCTAAGTTACGCAAGCTTAAAGAAATAAGACGTAAAAACTTAGAAAAGAATTTTATAGATATTCAAATGAAAGGAATGGATCATTATGTCTTTATTAAAGAAAATGGTAAAGCACAGGTGGTTTACAAGGATGGACAATGGGTTGCAGAACATATAAGAACTGCAATTCTTAAATTTAATTATGAAATCGACAAGATAGATAAATTACTTATCAAAGATTTTACTGATGAAGAGATCAGGGAATATGAAAAAACTTCTTAATAGGATTTCTTGGCTTTTCTTTTCTTAGTTCTTTTACAACCAGGTTTGCTTCAAGTTCTATCAATCTACCTAACATAGATGCTAAGAACATATCTTGCTCTAATTTATGCCTTACGAGATGAGTACAATACCTTTTAATATCAATCACATTATCACTTGCCATAATTTCTCTACAACGCATTTCAACATCTAATTTCATTTCTAAAGGTGCTGGCTCAATGTCGATATTGAGAAATTTTTTGATGTCCATGTTAGGGAAAGAGTTGTTTTTCTAAAATTTCAACTGCTTTATCGTCTAAGGTATTTGTAGTTTGTTTTGCTATTGATTTCAATAAATCTACGACTAATCTTTTAACAGCAGTTGTTGTTAAAAAGGTCATTAAGATTGGTTTTAGAATTTTATACATGGAATAAATATGTGTTACTTCCCAAACATAGCTAGAATGCTAGTATTAGACAAGAATCTTAACTTTTATGGCTGAAGAGAAAGAAGAAAAAGAAGGTGCTGATTGGGGTGATCTATTTGGTCACGCTATTAGATTTTTAATTTTGACCTGGAGTTTGTCGATGATGACTTTAGGGTACATGGGAAGGGTAAGAATTGATGGAGCGTTTACTGCTGGCTTAGTAAGTGGAGTGCTAGGTAGCTATGGAATCTCTGTTGGAAACAAGAAAAATGGCAATTCTCCTAAAATAGTGGATAATAGTAAAAACAAGGTAGGTATCAAATGAAAAAACTATTTGCTTTACTTCTATTCTTACCATCTGCTGCGTTTGCTGATATAAAACAAGAGTTTGTTACTTCTGCACAAATTTCTATTGACTCTCCTTATGTAATTACAAATGCTGCTCCTAACAGCTACAGCATAAGCGGAAATAATATAACTACTTCTACAGGATCAGGAGACTCTCAAGTTACGAATGGAATTGGTGGTCTTAACTTAGCAAGCATTACCAACGGACTAGCTGGAGTTACAGCTACTAATACCTCTGTTACAACAGCAGGTTCAGCCTTTAGTTTTAGTGAAAGTTATCAAGCTGGAGATGCTACGCAATCTGCAATCACTCCATCTAGCGGAATAGCAACTCTTCCTGTTCTTGGTGGACAAACAACAGTAATTTCTGGAGGCACAGCAGGAAGTTTAGCTTTAACATCTGTTTCATCAGGAATCCATACCTGTACTGCTGGAGGATCTGGTACGAGTTGTATAGGTTCAACAACAGTTCGTATTACGATTGACTAGACTTTTTTGGTTAATTTTATTAGCATTACCTTGTAGGACATTAGCTGTTCCTGTTGTACCACAATTTCGTTCGGGTAGTTCTCAGACTAGCTCGACTACTGAATCAGTAATAAATGAAACCATCACAAGTCATCAATATCGCACAGGATATTCTTATTCTGCATCAGGACATAACATTGAAAGTGCCGATACAAATAGCTATATCAACCCTACAGCTACAACTCTTACAGAACAAACAGTTGGAGGGGTAAGTTTTAGTTGGACTTCACCAAACTTAGAAGCTGTACCAAGATGGAAGATAACAACTCCAGGTTCAGCTTTTTCTCTCCAAGAAACTCTAATCACCCCAGGGTTAGACACAGTAACTACAATAACAAGAACAATAAATTCAAGTACAACAACAGAAACTACAACTACGTTTGGACAATAGTTTTATTACTTTGTCCTACAAAAGTTTTTGCTAATACAACAGTTGCAAGTCCTAGCTCTAATGCTCAAGGTGTTGTAAATAATAATGCAACGATGATAACTCCATCAGCAATGCCTTCTTTCAGAATGAGTCAAGGTATAGTCTGTGCTTCTCCTAGTCTTACAATTACTCCCTATGTAACAGACGCTCACACATTTTCATTACCCAGAGAAACTGTTACCAGACAAAATATTTATGATGAAACTACTGGAGCGATCAAATATGTGCAGGAAACTCCTAGATTTGAAAAAGAAAATTTTAACTTAAATTATGGTATATCTGCTCAAATAAATATTCCATTAGGAAAATCTCCTGCTCTTTGCCATGAAGCGACCCAAGTAAATATACAAGCTCAAAAGTTATTGATAAAGAAAACTAAAATGGAGATTAGTCTTTATCGTTTGGAGATGTGTGCAAAACAGGCAAAGTTAGGTGTTACTTTCAAGCCTAATACTCCTAGTGCTATTACCTGTGAAGATATTGTTGTTAATATTCCACCAAATCAAGTTATCCCACATACACACGAGTTAAAGACAAAAAAATAACCCCACATTGACTAATACAGAGCGGTGGCTGTTTTATCAGCACGATGTAAAAGTTGTAAGGTTAAAAACATTAGTCCTGGGCTCACTACCTACTCGTTGGAGTAGAGGCTGTCAGGTAAGCAATGCTTGTATATCACATTAGCATCAATTTAGGCAGTAGACAAGCACGGGTATTAACTTGCCTACCTAGACACCCTATCCTTTGCCATGTTGAATAAGGTAAATCTATTTTACAACAAGACATAAAAAAATAGGTAAGACCCTTCCAAACATCTTACCTATTTCTTGTGTTGCAATGGGATTCTTGGATGAATCACATTTAGTATAGCAGTAAATCAGAAAATAGAACTTGCATCAGCTACTATTGGTTCTTCTTTAATACCTGCTGCTTGTTGTGCAGCCATGTATTTTTCATACTCTTCATACTCTATTGCCTCAAAGTATTTTTCTTTAAGAGCATCTTCAGCTTCAGCAAAGTAGGCTTGTAAAGCTTGTCTTACGATTGAAGAGATAGATGTACCAGGCTTGGCATGATACTTCAATAATCTATGCTGATGTTTGGTTATCTGAACTGTTAATCGTGATAGATTTTCATTCATTGGAAATAAGTGGTTAAAAACATTGTAGTATCAATTTGATGTCATAGTCATTATCTTATTGGTTGAAGGCAATTCAATAAAATCTCTGAAAGGATCATCTTTTGGAGTTCTTATATATTGAACATCTAAACCAACCATAAAATGATGGGCTGCTCTAACAGTAAGAGCAAAGGCATCAGCACTACTCCAGTAAGACCTTTTTAAAGCAGCATCACAGGACTTGTTAAAGATAATCTGTGCTGCTCTATCACATGGTTTAATATCTCTATCAATACCATCAATAGGACTAGCCATACCAGTAGTGACAATATTTAACCAATGCAATGCTCTTTCTTTGGGAGACATCGAATGATCGTATTTTTTATTTTTTCCAGATTGATTATTATAAGTCATTTCAGCATAAATTTTTAATGCTGCTCCCAGAAAAAATGATCTGACTCTACTGGTATTGGTAGGACATACTTTACTCATTAGATAAAGAAACTGATTATGTTTTAAATAAGTTTCCGAAACTAAAGCGTCATGGCATGGTCTTGCATACTGTTCAGTACCAGTAGTTTGACCAATGTTAGCCATTGCGTGTCTTATGGTTGCACAATCTCTTCTGCTAATCCTGACACCACTAATAGTAATACGATCAGACATACACCTAGACTTGCCAACATCCATTATTTGTTTGGATTTAGTAGGCATATTTTTAACAACAAGGAAGGGTTGTGTCATTCCTGTTTGAACAACAGCAAGTAATCTATGCTGACCATTAACCAATATGCCATCTGTATCAAAACAAATGGCAGAATCAGATAAGATGAAACGACTATTTTTCATCTCTCGTTTTAACTCTTCAAGATTATTTCTACTAATCTTGCGATTATTTTCAAAGTTTTTCTCCAGATAAAACTGTGCTTTTTCTGGAGTAATAAATTCAAGACAATAATCTATTTTTTCATAAATAGAAGTCATACTGCTTAATTACCATTATTGAGAAGAGCATCTTTAAGTTGTCTATTAAACTCAGCGTTTTGCTCTGGGGTTGCCATCTTTGGCTTTTTTTGCGAATCTTCGTGAGCACGAATCATCTCATAATCTTTTTCAAGTTGTTTAATTCTTGCAAAAATAATGTTGCCAATTTTTTTTAACATTGTGTCATGTTCAATGCCTAAAGTATTGATAGAAAGTTCAAAAGAATTTAAAAATTTATGCCCTGACATTGAATATTCATCAACGCTATTTCGATCTGATTTATAAAATAAATGAACTTTATCGTTCAAAATATCATTGTCAAAGTAAAATTCATCATTATCTTCAAGATGATGGCTTGTTTTGTTTTGCATGGAAAGTTTCATAAAACCCCGTAAATGTTATTGCTTTCATAGTTTATCACTAAAACGTCATCACTTTATATATGTTTTAAAATCGTAACAATGTTACTTTTTCTTTTTTGTTAGCTTGGTAATTACTTGTTTTACGATAGGGCGGACAAGTTGAAGTACAAGCGGTGCAGAAGCACCAACCAAAGCAAGGCTAAAAACCCCAACAAACTGTGGAGCAGACGGAATGAATTGTTCTTTCCACTCAACTGCTTCATAGAGAGTTATACATTCACTTCCATCTTGCCCTCTTTCATGCCCAATAACACGTTCTAACTTTTTATCGTTACGAAAATCTCCAACTCTCTGGTCATTTTTACCAGGACAGGGAGGAAAAGGTGGTGGAGGGTCTGGTGGTAAATCAGGAATTTTTGGCTGTTCTGTTTCTGGTAAAGGAGGTGGTTCATTTTCTATAGGAACTTCCTCAGTTATTATTAAATTTTCTGGAGAATAATCAAGCGGTATAAAACTAGGAAACGGAAAATCACAGGTAGTATACACACCATTAGGATCTTCTAATAACAAATTACGATTACCAGTATTTTTTATATCTCTGTGTTGATAAGTGCAACCAGGAACATCAATCTCAGGTGGTTTTGCTACTTGAATATAATGTGGACTATATATTTCTGGAACGTCTGGAATATAAATCTCAGGAATACTTATCTCAGGTATCTCAATCGAAGGCATCTCTTCTTCTGTAAACCTCTACATAAGACTCACATTTAGGACAAGAAAAATTACTAACCATTGAATATTCTTGGTATAGAACAGGTTGAAAATCCTCTTCTATGTCAGCATCTCCGCCCCAAATCAATTCAGTTTTACAATGCCAACAGTTCATTTAATAATTGGCATGGATGGACCAGTGACTTTAGGTAATCCTTTTTCTAAAACTTTAGGCATCATGCTCTGCACGTTTCCAAGTATCTCATTCATAACCTGAGACTTAAAATTTTCTGAAGTTACATACTTGTAACCTAAGTACGCTCCACCACTCATGGAAGCTACCATAAGAAAAGAAACAATACTTAGAATATTTGCAATTTTTTGAAACATGATAAAAGAAGTTTTTGCAAAAGCATTAGTACCTGTAACTATTATAACCTTCGCAGGAATCTGTGCATTAGCACCTTTATATGTGACTATGAGCCTGGTAACAAGGCAGATGCAGGATAAATCTAATTAACTTTTTGCTTTTTTAGCATCAGAAGGTTTGATCTCTTCTTTTTGATTTTCTGTTGATAATAATTGTGCCTGTGCATCTTTCACACCAATTATTGCACCTTGATACCTGTCCTCATTTTTACAGGCAATATCATAAGCATTTTTTGCTTCTTCTTTTTGTTTTTGTATCATTACGAGTTGTTCCTCGTATTTTTTAATAAGTGCGTCTAGTGGATTTGTCATGCTCCTACCTCTATCAAAAATATATAGCTAGTATTTCCAACACTATTATTCTTATTATAAAAAGCATATGTTGCATTACTCATTTTTGCATATTGACATTTATATGTATAAGTTGTTGATGCAGAAGTACCAGTATCATAAAAGTTCATAGTAGGTAGTAAAAATTTAGTATGTCTATGTCCACTTACATTACCTTCAAAAGCACCAAAAAAAGCTTCTCTTAATTGCGTTGAATCTCTTAGTAAATTAAATTTTCCATAAGAGTTTTGTCCATTATCCGCTTCTGCTCCTAGAGCAAGATTTGTTATAACGAAAACCCCTGCATGAGAACTAGATGTTGTAATATTAGCTGTTAAACCTGTATCGGCATAAGTTCCTGATGTACTTTGAGCCTGAGTGTTATTGCTACCTTGAACAATTTGAAGAATTTTTCCACCACCAAAACCAGTTGCTGTTCCAGAGCAAGTTACATTTGCAGGGAATGTAGCGTTACCAGAATTATCAAGAGTAATGGCATCAGAAGAAGCTCCTGTATGCCTAATACTGTTTACAATTAATCTACTGGTCATGCTCCTATCTCCAAAAGTGTCATATAAGAAGCTGTACCATCATTACTTACACCAGTTAATGCACTATTGTTACCATAAGCTGCACCTATCATGGTTTTGTATGTGGTCGCAGAAGTTGTGCTTGGACTATCCAAGTATGTTGTATTAAACTCTCCTTGTATTTCTACATAAGTTGCTCCTGTAATATTTAAATGAATCTTATAAGGGTCAGACCCATTGATGTCATTTGTAAGTTTAGTAGAGCCTCTATACAAGGTAATTGACCCTCCTAAAGATGAACTTGATCTTCTTACTATATAATGTTGAGTAACAAAAACTAAAACTTTACTGCCTGTGGCTGAAGGTGTAATTGTTGCTGATAATCCAGAATCAGCAAAAGTAGTTCCATAAACAAATGTTGCTGAAGTACTGGATGCAGTAACAGCTTGAAGAACTTTACCGCCAGCTACACTTGCAAACGATAAATTTCCTGATCCATCACTAACAAGAGCTTGGTTGGCACTCCCATCGCTTTGAGGGAGCTTAAACTCAACTTCACTAGCTGATGGTGCAGAAGTTGGAACTGCTATTGAAACAGAATTACCACCAGAATGTACTAATTTAATCTTTCCTGTCATGCAGCTATCTCCATTAAAGTAAAAGTTGACGTAGATAAATAATCAGATGTCCTTGTTGAATAACTACAATTGACGTAAGGATGAGATGCACCATTACTTTTTACTTGTAATTTATAAGTAGTAGCACTTGTGGTACTAGGAGAATCAAGATACATAAAAGAGCTATGTTCACTACTGTCTCCTCCACTACCATTGTTATATATACGCATTGCACTATCTGAACTTGTTGGATTTCCTATTGCAGTTGAACCTCTTAATATCTGTGCATAAAGAGCATAATTATTTTTATTAAATACAAAATCCACCATAACTAAAACTTTGCTAGTAGTAGCTGAAGGTGTAATTGTTGCCGATAAACCAGTTATGTCAGTATAACTTGTTCCAGTCACTTCTTGACCATCAGTTTTAGTTGATTGAATAACTTGAAGAATTTTACCACCAACACCACTTGCTAGTTTTGTGGCAGTAACAGCATTTGAGGCAAGCGTGTCCGCATCTACTGTTCCATCAGGTAAGCCGCCAACTGCAAGTCCTGTAATTACTCCTGTTTGTCCGTTGATTGATACTGGCATTAGACTATAGTAAACACCGATCCAGAGGGTATAGTTAAAGTATAGGTCGCCATTGAGAATGGTCCAGCAGCTAAACCATTTTTATTATTACCGATTGTAATATTCCCTGTTGCTGCTACAGGATTTTGAAATATACCATCAGTTTCTCCTCCAGCCGATATTGCATTTGTAGAGGCAGCAGTTATTCTTCCCTGGGCATCAACTGTAATAGCTGGTATTGCGGTAGCCGAACCATAACTCCCTGCACTAACAGAGGTATCAGCAAGTCCAGCAGCTTGAGCTTTAGTTAATCCCATTATCCTGAGTACTCCGTAAGTGTTAAGGTAGCGATTGTTGTATAGCTTGAATCTCGATGAACATAACACGCATTATTACCTGAGTAAATATATCTTCTACGAAATTCAACTGAATACGTTATTGCTGCTGTGCTGTTATAAGTTGTGTCCCACACATCAAATGTAACTGGATATTTCGCAATACCACTCCAATCTGAATATTCCATAAGACCTAAAACAGTAGCTGTACCACCGATAGTTCTAGTAATTTGTAGTTGTGCTTCTATTCCTTTTCCTCCACTCGCACCATTGGTACTCAAAGAATCCATCCATACAACAAGATTTGCTGACGCTTTAATTTTGTTACTTGCTGAAGTCGGAGTAATAGCTTTAGTTAATCCTGTCGCTGCAAAAGTTGTACTTGTACTAGCTACTTGGGTTGGAGGAGATAATTGATGTACTTGAGTTTGAACAGCAACTCCACCACCAAATCCAGAAGCAGTACCAGAGCAAGTTACGTTAGCAGGGAAAGTTGCATTTCCTGATCCATCTAAAGTAATCGCATCTGCTGAAGCAGAAGTGGATCGTATAGAGTTGGTTATAAGTCTGCTCATTATGTGTCTCCTAATCTCATAAAAATAAATTGTGTTAAATAACCATCACCATATAAATAACTACTACCAGAAACTCCCGAAACAGTAAATTTTACTTTTACGTTACTTGTATCTGTTACATCTATAAATGAAAAACTGGTTGCTTGGTTTGATTGTATTGTACCAGAACCAGAACCAGTGGCACCATTAGCAGCCCTCCCATGCTTAGTATAAGAACTATTATTAATAGTTACCATTGTATCGACAAAAACTGAATCAGCATTATGTATCTCAGCGTGAGCCTTACAAATTACTAACCATTTTCCTGTGTTTGGAAAAGAAAAAATACCGCTAGACTCGGTCATACCAGTACCAATTTGTGAAGCACCACCAGTAATATTATATCTTTCTAACTTGGCTGATTCTATGTCACCATTACCTTTAGTACTGAGCATATTCCAGATGTCAAATTCTGTAATTCCCGGAACTACAGTTGCGATAGTTGCAAAAGCTAAATTACCAGATCCATCAGTTTTCATGTACTGACCAGCAGATCCATCAGATTGAGGAAGTTTAAAAGTTGTATCAGATGAAGGGTTGTTAGTTGGAGCAGATAATATAACTCCATTTCCACCACTATGTAATAACTTTATCTGACTCATATTTAACTAGGTTCTGTTGGGAAAGTAACAGATGACATACTTAATGTACCATCTGAATTTAAAGTTGGCGATGCACTAGCTGGTAAATCTCTTAATGCCTGACGATATGTTTTCCAATCATCTGCAAGTGTTAAATCAGAACTAGCTCTCCAATCGGTAGCAGCTAATTTTCTATTTCTTTCATCTCTTAAAAGTTTCATGGGTTCTGCATTATTTAACCTTGTAACTTCTGCATCTATCGCAGATTCAGTTGGTTTGGTAGAACTGTCAACCCAATTTAAGCCAGAATAGTCTGTACCTGTCCAAGTCCATTCTGCACCTGGTTTTAAACTAATTAAAGCATCAATGTTCTTGTAAATCATAATTTTAAAACAGCTATACCATTATTATATATGTCATTAATTTATGTGTCTCCCAACTTCATAAATAATATGCTTGTATAGTTTGAATCAGCATCATAAGAAAGGTAACTGCTAGTAGAATTACTTTCAGCATTAGTTCTAAGTTTTAATCTAAATGTACTTACATCAGTTACGTCTAGTATAACTGCACCCATACAACCAGATAAATGACCAGTACTACTGATTCTGCTTCCAACAGAAGAACTATTAGTACAACAATGATTCCAATTACTACCTGAGTCTGTACTTTGTTCTAGAAAAAATTGATTATACCTTTCATCAACATTGTGTACGTTATACAAAATTACGTCAACTCGCCAATATCCTGTAGAAGAAAATGTAAAAATTCCAGAAGATTCACTGACATTTCCATTAAGACTTGCTCTTGAATTATTAGAAGGTCTATACCACCCAGTTACAGGGTTAGCATCGCCTCCATTAGATGAATTTAAAGCATATTGGTCCGCAACAGTTAAACCACCAAGACCAGAGGATTTAGCACTTGTAACCGCATTATTAGCCAACATATCAGTATCTACAATTCCATCAGGCAACCCTCCAGTAGTTATTCCTGATATAGTTCCATTTCCATTAATTACAATTGGCATAATTTTACCTCCTAGACAATAACATAGCGTGAACCTGAGGGAATGGTAACTGTTACCCCACTTGCTATTGTTATATCCCCTGCACTAACTCCTGACTTGTTTGTAGTCATAGTGTAATTATTTGAAATTGTTAGCGAGTTTTCTGTGATACAACCATCAGCAACTTGTGATGAAACTCCTGTAAGACCAGATCCATCTCCTGCATAAGCTGTTGCTGTTAATGTGCCTGTAACAGTAGCTCCAGTATTTGAGGTTTCGAATTTTTTAGAGTTATTAAAAAATAACTCTACTGCTCCGTCATTATTAAAAATAGCAAAATTCTCATCACCAGCTTCCGATCTTATAGTGACATCGTTACCATCAAGGTATAAGCCACCTGTTGTATTTGCAATTCTAAAAAACCCAGTATTATTGAGTAAAAATGAGTTAGAACCACTATGATAAATCTCTAAATCATTCCCTGCTCCAAATCTAATTTTTTGGTTATCAACAAGGTCAACATTCGTAGCCAGATCCGTTCCAACAATAGTTCCATCAACTATCTTTGCACTTGTTACTGTATTATCGCCTGGTGTACCAATCGCAATCGTAGCTCCCATATTAATAATGAAATATGTAGCACCACTAGGAGGAGCAGAATCAAAGATAATATCTGTACCGCTAACAACATAGCCCTCTGTCATGTCTCCTTGACCAGTTCCGTCATTTGGTTGTTGCATTACACCATTTATTGACACTCTTAATATTTCTGCATTTGTTGGGGTTACTGCTGTGCTTGTTCCTTTAGTAACTAACTTAAATCTGTAAGCAGATCCGTTAAATGTTGCAGAACCACCCCCCGTTCCAGAAGATGATGCAATATCTAATAAATCTGCTGTTCCTGTAGCTGCTGCACCACCAATCTCACCCCAAGCACTTCCGTCATATCCTTCAAATTCCGTTGTTTGACTATTGAATCTAAACATACCAGCAGAGGGAGAGCCTGGTCTTTGAGCAGTTGTACCAGAAGCAACATCAATAGCTCCTGTTCCTGTCATCAAAATATTGTCACTAACAGTAAACGTGCCAGTAACGTCCATATTTCCAGTAACACTTAAACTGGATAGCAAAGTTCCTGTAGCTGTTGCAGAGTTTGTTGCTATTCCATTTCCCATCAGGGAATGACTTGAGCATTGATAATGAATTACTATTGGTGTCGTATCGCCTACAACGATCTGTGTATATGCACCACTAGAACCAGCAGTTCCGTTTGTTGTTACGTTACTTGTATAAGCTGTAGTCTTATTAGACTCAAGATAAAAACGCAAAGGATGACCACTATTAGTATTATCTGATTGGTCAAACTTATAGGTACGACCTGGTGTAAGAGTTAAAAATGGTGCTTCTTTACCATCAATTACATAGCCATTACTAGATCCACTTCCGTTATATCTATGTGCTGCTGTTTTAGTTGCTACTGTAACTGTAAAAGTTTTTACCGATCCAGTATAGGTAGCCTGAGTAGAAGCAAATCCTCTTATATTGCCATCATTACTGAGAGTTAATGTTCCTGTAAAACTAGGATCTGCATTTTGACCAGGTGCTACCCAACTAAGAACTCCAGAGCCATCACTAGATAAGACATATCCACTAACTCCTGTATCAGCAGAAGGTAAAGTCCAAACTACATTTGATGAAACTGTAGCTGGAGATTTAAAACCTACATAATGTGATGAATCAGAATCTAAATATCTAAATTCTTTTTGACCAGAAACAGAAATATGCTCACTACTCGTCCATGAATCTGTGGCATTTACCCAGTTAAATGTCTTATCTGTAGCACCCTTAAGAGTTAATCCACCTCCATCAGCAGTTGTATCAGATGGTGTTGTAACTTTACCAAGAGTAATATTTTTATCTTCAACATCAAGATTGGTGGTGTTGATTGTAGTTGTCGTTCCGCCAACTGTTAAATCTCCAACGATATTTACAAGACCAGCAGAATTGATTGTCATTCTGCCACTTCCACCTGTACTGAAGGTTAAGGTATCTGATCCTCCACTTATTCCTGTATTTGGATCGGAATTAAAACTAAATGATGGCAAGGAAGCAGATCCATCAGGTGCTTTACTTAATAAATTTGCGTATGTAATTTTATTGTTTGAACCTGTACCACCACCACTAACATCAACGATAGGCAATATATCGGTGCTTGCTGGTGCGGTTAACGCTGTTAATTCTGATATTTTTTTATTTGTCATAATTAGAATTTAATTACATACATAAGAGCATAGTTTTTAACACGAACTTCCGTTCCACCATCATTTTGTATTGAAATACCTGTTGTTGCACTTTGAATAATTGAACTATTTGTTCCTGTGGCATCATTTCTAAATGTTAATGCTCCAGAACTTCCTCCAAAGTTACCACCCCAATTACCAGCAGTATGATTGTGACCAGAATCATTTATTGAGTGATTGTGAGATTTGTTTTGATCTGATTGACTAGAAGCAAATGATCTTCCACTATCAACACCAGCACTATTATCCCAACCTCTTACAAATTGTCCTCGAAGATCAGGAAGATTAAATGTTGAAGAACCATCTCCCACTCCCCATGTTGTTGATATTGCACTAAATAAACTTGCATAAGTTGATCTGCTGACAGCAGCACCATTGCACTCTAAATAACCTGTTGGAACTGTAGAAGTCGCAAAACTAAATACTGACCCTGCTGGAACTCCAGCAGCAATTTCTCCCCATGCAGATCCGTTATAACCTTCAAATTGCGTAATCGTAGTGTTGAATCTTATATCTCCAGTAGCAGGGGTTGGTCGTTGTGCAGTAGTTCCTGTCGGTAACTGTAAAGAACCAGTACCAGACATTACAATATCGCCACCAGAAGTTACAGTTCCAGAAAATGTAGGAGATGCTTTTGTTGCAAGTCCTAGATTATTTGCATCTGTTAAATCTCCTAGTGTTAACCAACCATTATTAGCAGAATTTCTTATTTTTAATAAATTATTAGCAGTATCAGCCCAGATTTTATAAGCAACAGTAGTAGAAGGTGCAGAAGAACCACTATTAGATGATTGAATATCTCCAAGACAAACATTCAAATCTGCTCTAAAACTACTGCCTACAGCATTGGCTATGTCAAAATCGTGACCATTACTCATTTATGTGACCTCCTTTCCAAAACCTGATGCAGCCCATACAAAGGATCTTGCAACTGCGGAACTACCATTTTTAAACGTCACTTGAAATCCTGTCCTACTTATATTAGCAAGTTCAAAGAAATCACCTGTTTGTTGAGTTGTTGGAGTCACTACTACAGTTGGTGCTTGTTTAAATGTTTTTGTGAAAGTTACAGTATATTGTGACGATCCAGTAGTAACTGGAGTCGAGATAGATTCTGTCCTTCCTTGTAATTCTAGTGTAGCTCCTAATTCAGTTACAGCTATATTTTGGTTTGTGTCACTACTTGTTAATATTGCCTTAAATTGAAATCCTCTACCAGTTATCAATACGTTACTAAATTCTTTGTAATCACTCCAAGTAGGAGATCCTGATGGGTTGTCGTTAGTTGACCTTACATAGACAGCAGCATTACATTTTGTAGCTTCTGTCAGCCCACCAACAGCATCAATATATCCCCAAGTATCAATTAAATCAGTTCTAGAGTCCCATAAACTATTTAAAACAAAATTACTTGCTTTTAAAATTTTTCTTAAGTTAACATCATAAACTTCTGTTAAATCTATAGAGTTAGCAAAAATATATTCTCCTGATGTTGCGGTTGCATTACTGGTAACTGTGAGTTTTAGAGCATCTATAGAAGCATCATAAATTGTATCGGTTTTAGACCCTGTAAAGTTTGCAGTATGTTCATCAACACTTCCTACAACAAGTCTTTCTGATGGTGCAGGGAGGTTAGTTGTAACTCTTGTATTGTTCCAATCGCTATCACTAGAACCAGGTGCAGGACTTTCTCTACCACCATCATCTTCAAACTTGATTAAATAAGTACCAGAAAGTAAAGGAACTATTTTTTGTGTCTGGTTTCCAGCAGCAGCTACCACAATTTCCTGTGAATCTTTCCATTGTGCTCCTGTTGTAAGAGAAGAATGTCTGATAAGAGTCTTTCCTCCTAACAACACATCAAGTTCTGTGGCACGATTCCAACTTAATATTGCACTTGATTCATCTATGGGTAATAAGCTGACACCACTTACATTAGTTGGCAAAGCAGTTTTTCCTGCTGCTACAAAAGGATTTAATGAGTTGGGTAGTGTTGATCTTAGACCAGAAGCACTAACGCTATAAACTTCAATCGTGTAATTACCAGCAATCGTATCTAATATTTCATAACTCTTAGCACCTTCAACAGAACGAGAAGTATAGTTACCCTGCTCATATCTCCATCTGACATAAACATTATCAGTAGAGGTAGTCCAACTTACAATAATTTTTACTCTTGCAATACCAGTATTTTCATAAATAACTTCTTCTGCTGTAATGCCAGTTGGAGAAGCAGGAGGTATATCTAAATTAGTAATGTCTCTTGTTGTAAGAGCAATTCCGCTTTCAATATGATTATATTTTCCAGAATTATATTGACTTGCTGTAATAACATTATTAGTTCTGTTTTCTTCGCTGATGGTTAAAACTCTCCAAGTAGATGTAAGTATGTCTGTTGTCTGATAAATCCAAACACTATTGACATTAGGAGCAGAAGTAAAAGCACTTGATACTGTTATGACATCTCCTGATATACCGCTTACAGGTTTATTTTCTACTGACCCATCAGAAAGAACAACGGATAAAGTCGAACCAACAGAAAAAGATAATCCATTTGAATCATCTACAGTTATATCAGTAGTTGTAGCAGCACTTATCCGACCACCTCTACGTTCTCCTGATCTTACAGGATCAGCTATTTCTATGATTTGTCCAGGTCTGACAATAACTCCTGCATCTATTGAAGTAGAAAATGTAACCACTTCTCTTTCCACATTTTCCATGTAGAGCAACCATTTTGCCAAACGATTCGCTTGCCCTCTACTCGTACAGGCAAAGGCATCTATATTCTTTACAACACTTCCATATCTAGCTTGGTTTGCAGTATCTATAACTTCTTCATAATTAACATCTCTAAGTTCTAAATCCAAATATTTAGCAACTACAACTGTAGGTCTAGTTCTTTGAGATGTATTTTGGTAAGTAAAACCTGGTGGCATTACATTAGCTAAAGTAAACAAATAACTGGAATCTTTTGGAGAATCCTGTGTAATAGTCAAACTACCAGTTTCGTAATATGGCATAGCTCTAAAGACAGAACACATCTGATTTATTACGTTATAAGCCTCCTGTTGATTTTGGATCGCTACATTACAACTAAATCTAGGTTCTGTTGTGCCAGCACCAGTACCATCATCTACCTGTGCAGAACAATAAACTGATGCTGCATAAAAACTAAACTTATCTAAACCTGATTCCTGTAAATGATCTCCCAGCCCGTACCTAGAGCTACTGAGCAAATCGTATAAGCACCAAGCAGGATCATTTGTATATTGAGCAGCACCAAGCGTTCCATTAAATACTCCTGCATAAGATAAGCTGCCATCAGAATTAACAGTAGCGTTATGAGGAATTTTTACTTTTATACCTTTTACTAAATATTTTCTAGTAGGAATAGATGTAAATTGTTCAGCATCAACTTTTAATCCTACTAATGCACTATTCGCATAAGTTCTTTGGTCATATTTAATTTCTACATAACTGTTAAATTGAATTTCATTAGCTAATTTACTGGAAGCACTATCAGCAGTAATTCTGGTAACTTTAATATTGACAGGAAAAGCACCATCTAAATTTATTAAATAATCTCTTTGGTAAACATCAGGAGTTCTACCCGTGATAGTTCCTGCATTACCAGAAACAACAGTTGAATATGACCCACCACTATACTGAACAGCTATCTGTAACTCAACTTTTGTGCCAAAAATATCTCCTTTATCACTTAAAGATTGTAAAGCTGGAACAGTAATAGTTACTGAAACTGCATCAACATCTGAATCAGTAATCTGAACAACTTTAGGTGTTGCCTGTGGAACTGTAGAAAATCCTGTGGCTTTTGTAGTTTCTACATTTTTTGTTATTGGAATATTAGTTTGACTAGAAGTACCAGTTCTAGCTTCAAAAGTTACATCTTTAAAATTAAAAGTACCATCAGTAGCCTGTAAGGGTGTGTTGTTTAAAAATATAGACTTTGCACCATCTACTAATCCCTCTATTTCTCCTTCGCCAATTAAATCTAATACTTTAGCAAATTGTTTAGAATCTAAATTATCTTTAGCTTCGGTAGGAGTACCACCGCCTCCTCCGCCACCTTTTCCTCCTCCGCCACCAGAACCTATAACTTTACTCATACTTCCACCTGTGCAGTTTCAATACCAGCAGATATTACTACTGATCCAGTTAAAACTTCGCCATAAATAACAGGAACAGCTACACCAGCACGACTTGTATTTTGTATGCCACTAAAATTAAATGAATTTCTAGGATCTTGTTCTCTTTCCGAGACAGTAGGAACAGGAGTAAGCATGGTAGCAATTCCTTGCAATACTAAAGAAGCCCCAACATATACAGCAGCTTGAGCAGCAACAGCACCATAAGATCCTACGCCAGCAATAGTACCTGTTTGAAATGTTAAACCACTAGCTCCAAGACTTGCACCACCTGTTAAAAAAGCAGCACCAATTAACGCTGCTCCAAATAATACCCTACCTAAACCCCTGCCACCTTCTCCTCCAACTACAGGAATAATCTTTATATCCTCCTGTCCATTTGGATAATGCAATTCTTTTTCTTCTAACTCCCAATCATTAATGGCAACTTTATAGTATCTATCTGCCATGTGTTTTTCTAACTGTGGAAAGTTAACCATTAAAAATCTTATTGCCTGTGCAGCATTATGTACTTCAGCTTCAAAAGTCTTTTGACCCAGAAACTTTGCTAGTTCTCCGTATAGCTTAATTTTACGCAGCATAACGAATCCTTTTACCTATACATTTTAACAGCCATTCATCTAATAGATCACGACTTGATAACCTATTTTGTAAATGATGTAAAACTGTTTGCTGTCCTAAGTAAACACCAATATGATTTAATCCGCTACTACCTATTGACATTAATAATAAATCTCCATACCTTAAATCTTCTGTTGGTAACAATTCTCTAAATCCTGTTTTTGCAAAACAATCAGCAAACATTGGATTTTTTATAAATTCTTCTGATGATTTTGGTCTAATCCAATCTATAAGTTCTATTCCTAGTTCTTCTTTATACCAATCTCTACATAAACTCCAACAATCAGTAACACCCCAGACCCATTTCCTACCAATTATAGGAGCTTTATAACCGCAAGGTTCGCAATAACCCCATTGTTTTAAATTAGGTTGAACAATCCACCATTTTAAATCTGACTTTTCACACGCTACTCTATCTGCTTCACTTGGATTAGGACTTGTAACAGGATGACTATGGACAACAGCAACTATCTCTCCTTGATCTTCCGCTTCTACCCAACAATCTGCATCAATAATGAATTGATCTGTGGGTTCAAAAGCTAAATTTTTACAAGGAAAATATACTTCTTTACCTTTTTTAACTAACAAAAGACCACAAGACTCTCTTGGATCTTCTTGTACTGCGTGTTCAAGTGCATCATCTTGCCACATTATGAGAAAAACGTACCAATGCCAGGGAAGTCTGCTGGTAATACTTGTCTTTTTGGTAATCTAACACCATCTATATCATAAGTAGCAGCTAATTCAAATTCAATTATGTCTCTATTTTCTGTAGATTTTCGATCAATTATAAAAATTTGCTCATCAAAAGTGGCAGTAGGATCTGGAGTACCAAATGGATTTATACCTTGATCCATGTCTATTGCAAAACCATCTTCTAATAATAAGTTTGAACCATTTTCTAAAAGAATTTGACCACCTGTAAAGTTTGCATTATCAACATATCTAGCTAAAGTTCTTACTCTTGTAACTTTTGCTCCTTCTAATCCTTGAGGAAGTGTAAGTAATATTGTTGTAAAAGTTCCTAAAATATTAGATATTCTTAATCTTGGTCTAGGAGTTTGTTTGCCATTAAATTCAAAGCCTTCAGCTTCTATCGGCATTTTTGTATATTCAATATTATTAAAGATTAAATTATTATTTCCATTAGTATTCGTTCCATTATGAAAATAATACTTTGTATTAGATCCATGAATAGCGGTAATTAATTCAAGCTGAAAAAGCTCAACAATACTACTAGGATTTATTTTCTGTAGTTCTGATACAGGAGTAGTCATTAAGGTTCAAATACTTGTTGGAACGTCATGTTTAAACTTGCTCTGTTTACAAAAGGTATTCTTTTTGTCCATTGAAGGCATATCCATTTATAAGCAACAGCACTACCAGGAGGTTGCCAATCAAAAGAAGCACCATCATCTGATCTCGCTTCAAGGAAGGTTTCTATCGTATCAGATTCGCTTTCGCTAACATCAAAAGTTAAAGACCAAACATAGGGTCTTGTATTCAATCCAAACTTAATTCTATGCTGGTAGCCATCATTAAATTGCGTGGCTCGTATTTGTGAAGATGTTGTTTTTTGAGCATTATACGAAGGATTTATAGAAGGAAAAGTAGCCATTATCCTAGTAAACCTCCTGGTCTTTTCTGTTTAACTAATTCTGATTGTATAGCAACAGAAATTAATTGACCAAGTTCTCTACCCTGTTGTTCATCTCCTTCAACAGAAGAACCAGAAGCATCTACGTTTACTACGATATTTGTTGAACCGCCAAGCATTTCGTTAGGTGTAATCATTCCTGATACTCCTGGGCTAAACATTTCTGGACCACGTTCTCCAACAATATAACTACCTCCTGCCATTACAGGACCACCATTTGCTCTTACTCCAACTGTCCTATCAGTAAATCGACTTGGAGTTTTTACATCATATAAACTTTGTCCTTTTTTAACTCCATAAGGATTCGGTATAAATATATTGCTTAATAAACCCAGTAAACCTTGTTGTAACTGATTAGCCATCATTTTTGCAGCAGTATCTAAGAAATGATCTGCAATACGATTCAGCATATTTCTAAACGCATCTGATACAGACATTGTTCCTTTTATAATTCCCTTAAATGACTCTTCAAATGAATTTGCCATTGTTTCTGATAACGTCATAACCATGTATATTGGATTTGCTAATTTTTTCATTTCATCTTGTAAATCTTTTACTTTATCTTCAATAGCAGAAAAAGCTAAAGCTCCTGATTGTCCAAATTTGCCTTGAGCTTCATTAACAAGACCAAGCATTTGTCTTATTTGTTCTAACGCTTCTTTAAAATCTTTCATTCTCTGATTTCTGCCTTCCTCAAATTCTTTTTGTAGTTTATTTGCTCTATTTTCTCCATATCTTGATGGATCGCCACCCCCTCTAAATAACAACTCTTCAGCAAGATCTCTAGCTCTATCTCTAAATTTTATTTGTTTTGCTTGAGCTACAGCAATATCATTTTCTGCTTTTGCTCTAGCCTCTGCTAACGCTAATTCAATAGTTGCACTATCAGTAATTAAATTTTGATTTAATAATTGTGTAGCAACTTCATTGCCTATTTTTGTTCTAGCTTCAAAAATTTGATTAGCTAATTGAGCCTGTCTATTTGCACTAGCTACACTATCAAAAGCTCCAGCATCAGCACCAAAAATTTCTGTTAAAGATTTAGCAATACTTCCAGAACCAAATTGTGCAAAAGCTCCTAATACACCAAACGCTTCTTCTTTTGTTATTCTTAAGCGTTTTGCAACTGCGTCTATATCTTCTGAAGTAAGTTGAGCACTACCACCTACATCTGAAAAACGAACATTTAGAACAGCTAATGATTGATTAAATTTATCATTTTTATCAATAGCAGAACCTATTGCAGTACCAAGAATAGATAATGCAAAACCAAATTGACCACCTATAGCTCCACCAGCAAGTCCACCAAGTCCACCACCAACTGCTGCTGCTCCTGTCTGTCCAAACAATAAAGGAAACGCACCACCAATAATTGCACTACTAGCTGTGCTTCCCAATCTTCTTCTTCTTGCAGTTCTAGCAGCTAACGCTTCACTTTCAGCAAGTTTTCGTGTTGCTTGTGCTTCTTTAATTTTTAACCTTACATTGTCTCTACCTATCTTTCTTGATTGATTTCTTTGTTTAACTTGATCTTTTAAATTTTTAGCACTTCGTTTCTCCATTTTTTCTAAAGCTGCACTTAAATCTTTTCTCTCTTGCAGACCTTTATTTAATCTTTTTTCAATATTTACACTTTTATTTTTTGCTTTTATATCTCTTTCTGTCATTTCTGCTAATTTACTTGTTAAAGCAAATCTTTCTTTTATTATTCTTTCTGACCTGCCCTCAATACTTACACTCTGACCAAATAAACTCCTTCCAGGCTCTATTGATGACCTCGGTGGTAGTGGAGATCTAGGAGGTAATGGAGAAGATAAAGCAATATCTGATCTAGGAGGTAATCTTGAAAATAAATTAGAAGAAACTGCTTGTCCAGGTCCAATCGGACCGCTATAAGCAGTTGCACCTCTAATTGATCTACTAAAAGCAGCAAAAGAATTACCAGCAGCAGGATTTAATGGCTGTACTGGTCTGCGTTGTCTTAATTGCTGATTTCTTCTTATAGATTTTTCAGTAGGAGACATTTTAGTTCCTATTTTTAATAATTGATTACCTTTTTCTAACTCTTTATTTAATTGTTTTTGTGCAGCAACCAGTTCTTTTGCAGCTTTTTTTTGATTAGATGTACCTATAGCAGCTTCATTAAAATTTTTTTTTGCTTCACTTACAGCTTTACTTAAACTATTAAAACTTCTAACTACTAAATCATTATTTTTACCTAATAACTTCATATTTATAGCTACTACCTTACTTATCTCTTCTGTCTCTTTTATTTTTTTATTAAATGCCTTTAACCTCTCCGCACCTTTTAAAGCAACAGCAATATCAATATTATAATTAGCCACTTGCTATAAAAATTAAAACATTTTCTCTATATTACCTCTTTTTACCTCTTAAAGCACTAGATCGTTGTGCTTGTTCTTTTTGTTTTTCATATTCTTCATGCTCAATCTCTGCATAAGCAGCCCAACCTATCATCTCTTCAACAGTAAGAGTCTGACATAACTCAGCCACAGTTTTATGTAATTCTTTTGCTAGAGAAAATAAAAACCGCCAATCTTTATTAGCTTTTTAAATCGGCTTTAGCCTGTTTTACCTCCTTATCAGCACCAGCATTAATCATTGCTAATTGTATTTCCTCAAGAATAGTAAGTTCAACCTCTCTTCTAAGAGATGCTTTATCTCCATCTTGAAAGATTCTTTTACCATCTTCATCTAATGCTTTTTCAATCATCATCTGTAAAGCGTAATCATTAACATCATCTGATGCTTTTTTCTGTATTGCTTCTCTTTCTGCAATAGTTAAAGGATGCCAATAAACAGTAAGAATAATCTCATCATCTTGTTTAATGTCATGTTTATAAAGTTGAGAGACTCCAAACTTGTTTTTTAAAAGATCAACTGCTCTAGTCATGTTAATGTATAGCTATTAACACTATACTAGGCATTGGCAGTAAATTGACAAGATATTAAGCCTAAGAAATGTGAAGAATCATTTAATTCAATAGGAGCAGGACCAACAATATCTAATACTCTAGGATCACAACTAAACGTATCACTATAACTAGAATCATTAACAGAAGTAAGCCCATCAATAACAGCTTCTCCTATCGCAGAAAGAGTTGCACTACCTTTTCCTCTAGGAACATAAATATTACATTGAATAACACCAGAATAAAAGTCTTGCGATGCTCCCTGTGTTTGTGTTGTTGCCTGTGCGAAATCAACTGACATAATAATATATTTTTTAGTTTTGCCAGGAGTCTTATAAACCATGTTGTCATAAACCATTTCAACAGTATTATCTGCTGCTGCAACTGCATCTGTTACTGCCTTTTCAAAAGCTGCTCTGGTGTTAACTAAAGTCATAGATTAGTGTAATCAACAAATTCTCTTTCTGGATCAGCAAATTGTCCAATACCACCTTGACCACCTTTAAACTGTTTAGCTCCAATGCCAATTTTAGGTTTCTTCTCTGTAAATATTGCATTTACGAGTGGTCTAATTCTTTCTTGAATATATTGAGGAATCTGACTTCTTCTAGAAGCTAAAGCACTAGCAGCATATTCTGATCTATTTCCTATATAAACTTTAGAAAAAAGTTTAAAATTAAATTTTATTTTATTTACAAATCTAGGTTCAACAAATGCTTGTGGAGATTCCTTTCCTTCATATGAAGGTTCTATTTCACTCCAGGGAGCATAATTTTCTCTTGCCTGATTTGGTCTGGGTCTTTGTGTGCTAGCTGTCCAACTTGAAGCAAAGAAGCCAGTATCAATAGGACTTATTGGATCTTCTTCTCTCGATAAATCAAGCAATGCTCCCCGTATAAAGTTATTAAAATCCGCTTCTAAATTTTTATTTAGATCAGAACTTGCATTTTCAATATTTCCTCCTTTAGCCATTAGAACCTCACTAATAAAGTAAACAGATAAGTCTGTCCACCCTGTCTTGTATCTATATTAACTATCTGTCCTACTCTTGTAGATCCAGCATAAGTTAATGTAACTTCGTCTTGAAAGTCAGGTTGACTATCTCCAATAAGATCAGGTGTTATATAAACTTTTGCTTCTCTTCTTTCTCTACCATCATCTTCTCTAGAAATTACAAATTCAACAGGAGCTTTGATACTATAAGTCGTATCGCTTGTAGAATATGCACCTGTAGCTGTGTTGTAACTGCCAGATGCTTTTCTTGTATAGACAATAGAAGAATCAAAAGAATTTCCTAAGTCAGAAACAATCTGTTTAGCTACATTCTTTAATAATGAATCTAGTTGACCTGCCATTATCCTCTAACCACTCTCATTTGAAAACTTCCTGCTCCACCTAGCATATATGCTCCAAGATAACTTTGTAACCACGGGTAAACATCTAAAATATTATTAACAGAACCAGTTCCCTGACTATCAGTATTATATTTAACCTGTATATCTCCTAGCTTTACTTCACTAAAGTTTCCATCCTTACCAGTAGTACCAGTAATAGCATCTGTATCATTTGCCAATGCTCTAGCTAATTCATATTGTGCATATTTAATATTATTTGGAATTGTAGAACAAGCTAATTCAACACCATCTACCTGATAATTATTTCTAGGAAATCTTAAAGCCTGTCCATCATCGCATCTATCTCCATAAAATACAAAGCTATCAATCCATCTAGTTGCCGATATTAATGCTCTATTTTTTTGGTCATCTGTTTTACTTGTCCAAGTTGAAGAATCTGGAACTGTCTCAAAATAACTATTAGCTTCTGCCAATGTGACATAGCTGTTAGCATTTTCTCCTTTTACAGTTGCATTTATGGTAGCTGCCACGATCTATAAAGTAATTTAGTTTTATTGTAGCGTAAAGAAAAAACCCCACCAATAATTGATGAGGTTCTTTACTGCTTTGCTTTGTAACTTAATACTACTAAGGATTAGTACCTGTATCAAGTGGGGAGTTAACAATAAGTTCAACTATAGGAATTAAATCAGCATCGTATGTAATTCCCCAGTTATTATCGTTAGCTAACTGTGCGTTAGTTGGGTTATCTGTGGCAGATGTCCACTTAGTTCCCATAACGTGATAAGCACTATGGTAATCAACAGACATAACATCTTGCTTAGATAAGATGTTTCTATCTGATTCAATACCTAGAGGAGATTGCTCACCTTCAAGAATTGTTCCTGACTTAATTAAGTAGCAACGGAACTCTTTTTGATGACCTGTTGTACCAGGAGCAACTGTATTAACTTGAGAGTCAATAACAACATTCATTCCTGCAAACTGACCGATTGATGTTTCAGTAACACCAACACCACCACCACCCCATTGGATGCCAGTTCCAGTTGATAATGCAGAAGTAGAGAAAGTTAACATACCAACCTGATATAGGTAGTAAGCAACAGTTGGGTGAATTACTAGAGTATCTAGCTCTTCGCCTCTTTCTCCAAGAAGGTTTCTTGCTCTTGCAACTGTAGAAGCTGTTAAGAAGTTTGCTTCAGCAGCACCAGAAGCAGCACCTACACTTAAATCAAGTGCGTTTGCACCTAATGGTCCAAAAGTAGATCCAAACAAACCATCTAACAAGCTAAATAGTCTTGCAGAGTTTAGCTTGTTGATAGCATCTGCAATCTGGTTTCTGATGTGACCCATTGGATCTTCACCAGCAGCCAATACAGCCACATCATCAACAGCATACGCAAAACCTCTATGACAGATAGTTGCGATCTGTGTTCCTGTACCAATCTTTTGTGGTGTCAAATAACCAGAGTTACTTGTACCCCAAGTTGCTGTACCATCTAAAATTTCCTCAGTTGGAGCGATTGGGTTAAACTCTGGAACTTGGATTCTTGTTCCACCTTCTGATGCGTCAAGAAGTGCGTTACGCACAACAGCACCAGATTTAATAAATGCACTACGTTCTTTAATTGCTTCAGAAACGTATGTGCTGAGATTATTTCTTTTAACGATGTCCGCTAGTAGGACACCGCCAGAATAATTCTGAAACGGAGCAGCCATGAGAGCTAAATTAAAAAATAAATTTTACGTTTCCAAGTCACGGACTTGGGTAACACTTTTCAAGCCACAGACTTGATAGTAAATTCTTAAATCACGGATCTCAGAAAGTACTTTTTTTAGATGTTATTGAGCCTCTTGTTTCAGCACGGCTGCAAGTTGAGGGTCTTGTTCTGATAATAGCATTTGTTGAGTGAGGTTGCCCGTTTTCCAGGGATTTACCTGACCTGTTCCAGTATTTGCAACTGGGCTTGGTTTTGCTCCCATTCCTGCTGCACTACTAGGTTTAAAATGATGTTCCCAACCACTACCAGGGTTTTTAAGACTTGTAAGATAATTACCTAAATCTTGTTCTACTCCACCATTAAGAACAACTACTTTACCTTCAGCATTTTTTTGTAACTTTCCTTGCAACAATGACAAAGTTTGCTCTGCGTTTATTGCACCAATATTACTAATCGCTGCTAATGCCTCAGTTTTAGTGCTTGCAGCTTCATTAGAACTTTTCAGATCTTGTATCTGTTGTTTTAAACTGTTTACTTCATTCTGCATTTCTTGGTTTGTTTTATTAGCCTCTTCCCATAAAGGTTTATACATTCCCTGATCTTCTAATGCTTTATTTCTATCGTCATAATATTGACCTATTTTACTTTTAGCATTTTTAAATTTTTGTTCTGCTTCTTCAGCAGCTTTACGCTGTTGTTCTGCTAATTGCTCTGCTTTTGCAGCACGATCATTTGCTTCCTTTAACTGTTGACCCAAATCATTTACAGGTGGATTTGGCATAGTAACTTCTGGTGCAGAAGTTTCTGGTGTTTGCTCAATTACTTTTTCTTCGATTGCCATTAATTATTCAGATAGAGGATTAGTAGTTTTCTTTTTAGTAACTTTTTTCTTAGTTACTTTTGGTTTGGGAGCAGGAGAAACTTTGGGTTCAACTGGTGCAGTTGAATGTATTAGTTCTACCTCTTCCCATTTGTAAGAACCATCGGATTGAAGTACCCGATCTAGGGATTTAGACATAAAAGTGTATGTACTTATATATCATCTTATCAAATTATTCAGATTTAGCCTCATTTGATGAAGGTAATACTTCACCTTGAACTAAAATATCTCTAAATTCTTCTCTATCAATGACTTGTTGATCGAATAATGATGTTAATGCTGTAATATCTTGTCCAATTAATCTTTCAATATCAAAATCTCTACTAATCTTTACTTCTGGTGGTTCAATACCTACATATTGAGCAGATAAATTAAATGCTTTCTGTAATTTCTGTTCTAATTCCATAGAAACCATAGCAAGCATAGAATTTGTATCAACACGATCTAATCTTCTAGCATCAGCAGATTCAGCTACAAATTTTTGTTGTGACAAAGTACTAATACCAAGAGTAGCCATTTGCATCTGCAATTCTTTTATTTCTGCGGATTGAGCTTCAAATGCACTACTAGCAGGTTCTACATAATAAACTTTATTACCTGGTTGAGTTGCCATTGCATAATTAACGGATATAGCTAAATCTTTGGTTTGATCGTCATATCCTTCCATTACTAGCATTGGTTGAGATGCAACGTGCAAACTATGTATTAAGTCAGCTTGTCTTTGAAAATGTGCAAGATTTAAGTAAGCAATATCTAATAAAGGTGGTTTGCTAACTAAATTATCTGTTTTGCCAGAATAAATAGTAACTAATGGTATTTCTCCAAGAGAAAAACTACCAGATTCTACCTGTCTATAATCTTTATCTGCTGAACCTACTTCAAAATCTCCTGCTGTGCTGCCATCAGCAACATCATACATTTCTTCAATTTGTTCTTTTTTGCGAAATACTCTATAACTTCCTGGTTCGATTACTCTTATCTGGTCAAATACCTTTTCTCCAAACTGACCACTAGGTAATACCGCTTTCTCTGCTATTCTTGCCTGTATTAAATTTCCATAATTAGATTCTCTATCTAATCTCCAACCATATAAATTTGTAGGATCTACTTCAATCCAATATGGTCTGCGATTTTGTTGCCTTTCTTCTGCAAGTGTTAATGCACCAGAAGGTGCAGGATAATCAACAAGTATATGACTTTGACCATAAGTAAGAGAACACATTAATATTCTTCTTGCATATTCATCTAAATCCGAACCACAGCCATCAACATTCATCTTAAACATTTCTGTCCAGTATGGATCTCCTATTAATGTAATAGGTTTTCTTAAAACAAGACCTGCTGCTGCTCTAATTAATCTTTGTGTAAATGGACTAAATACTGCTCTGTTTACTCTTGCGAGATACGCTTCATAATCTTCTCTTGGTTCTAAAGGTAAAAATGCTTCGCTATTTGTTCTTAAATAATCTGTTCCTTCGCTAACAGCTTTCATTATTTCCCAACCCTTCATCATGTCTAAAACTGCTCTAGTTCTAGTAAAAGGACTATCAACTCCACCTACTGAAGTAGATGAAACAATGTTGGTTCGTATTGGACCTGGGATTGCATAAGTCATTTACGACACCTCCATTTTTTTAATGCTAAAGCTTTTCTAGTAGGTTTACCATTTTTTTCCATTGGTCCAGGCATCCCAGACATTCTTGCACAAAAAGATTTACGTCTTTTGGCTGCTTTACTACCTGGTTTTACCTTACCTGTAACTGGAGCTTTTAAATTACTGCCAGTAGCACGATTATATTTAGCCCTACCTTTCGCAGTTAATCCACCAGATTTAGATTTCTCTCCTCTACCTACACTTAAATTTACCTGTTTACGTTTAGCCATTATTTTCCTACCTTTTTCATGGTCATATTATGAGCTTCAGTAAAAGTTTTACCTTTTAACATAAGTCTTTTCATTTCTTCCATGTGCTTTCTAGTGTGCGTATTTTTCTTCTTATGCCTAGCTAGTGCATCTTCCTGTCTTTTAGTAAGTTCTTTCATTTCTTCTTCCTCTTTTTCTTGGACTTTAACTTTTTAAAATCAGCACCAGTAATCTTATCCCGTGGCGGAGCAACCCTAGCGAGTTTACGCTGTTTTGCTGAATAAGATTTTTTAGGCATTAGATAGCAGAAGTAATAGCACCAGTAGTTACAAAACTAACTGATACTGTAGAAATATCTCCAACAGTAGAACTAAAAGAAGTTCCTGTAATAATTCCGTTAAAACTAAGTTTTTTAGTGCCTGATGTATCTAAGAAAAGGTTAAATGCAGCATCACCAGCATCTTCTGTTGTTAATACATCACTAATAATTTCAGCAGTATCATCTCCAGATGTAGCTGTATAAAGAAGATCAACAGTTCCAGAACCAGAAATTAAACTACCAACAAAACTTCTTGATGTCGCACCATGAGAAGTAGTCTCTAATGTGTCCTTTGTTGTATCTAAAGTCCAAGCTGTTGTAGAAGCTATAGCTCCAACTGATCCAGTTCCGTTATCAAATGATACAGAGCCTTCTTCACCACGAAAAAATGCCATGATTTCAAGAAAAATTTACTTATAACAATATATTACCTTGAAACTGCAACTTTCACAGCTATTTCTTCTTCTTTTTACGTCTATGTTGATAACTTATCTTTTTACTACCAGTTTTTTCTCTTTTAAACCTAGCTTTTTCACTCGCTGACATTTCTGAAGCTGTCTTAGGTGTCTTACTTGATACACGTTTACTGGGTCTGCAAGCTGGATAACCTCGTTTTTCGCCCTTAGAACGACCACAGGGTTTACCTGTCTTTACATCAACCCATTTTTCTTTAAACCAACGGGTTAAACCGCCACTACTTCTTGCCACTTTTTTTAGTTCCTTTGCGATAAGTACCACCACGTTTTTTATACTCTCGTACAAGCCACGCATTAGCATAAGCAGAAGGATAAACAGCAAACTTACGTTTAGCTTCTGACTTTACTCTTGAGTATAAAGCTTTATTTACAGGAACATTCGCCACGTTTTTTACCTCCCTTCTTTTTCTTCTTCTTTTTCTTAGTAGTCGAATGGTACATAGTAAGAATTAGGTATCTTAATATATTCTAAACGAAGTTTGACCTAGTGTCTCTGGTTTTGCCAAATTAAATTGCTGTAGACAAAGATAACCAAAAGCATCAAAAGCATGGTCAACTCCTAAATTCTTATTAGGTAAACCAGTATTCGGTGCATAAGTTAGTGTTCTAAGTGATTTTATTAACTCTTTACATCTTGGATGTATAAATGTTCTCTGATCTCCATTTGCATCAAGTAATGCAGTATTAACAGCAGTAATCTTATCTCTAATTTTCCAGGGAGATTTTGGACTTAAAACAGTAAAACCATTACGTCTAAGGATAGTATGATCAGTAACACCAACTCCACTTGTTTTTCTTGCACTACCCGTAGGATCAGGACAGGCAATAACTCTTCGATCAACTCCATACCTTCTAACAACCTCTTCTGCGAAATCCCAAGTGGTAGCACCACCTGTTAGCATGATCTCATCAAACACATAGAGGTTATTGTCATGCTTATATGCACAAATTCCAGCCATCGGATCTACGTTAAAGTCCAATCCTATTAACAAAGGAAGCATATTTAGATCCTGTACTTCCTTGTCAATATTGTCATCACTAAAACTAACCGCTACCAAACCAGTAAGATTCTCAAAACTAGCCTCAAATTCCTGTCTAAATGTCCTTGCATCTAACTGCCCTCTAGCTGCTTCGACTTCTTCTGCTGCTACATTACCCCCTTGAATAGTAGTAAAACTCCACCTCTGCCAATCATCCCACTCCTGTTCTCCGCAATAACACCACATATCATAAAACCAACTGGCAGTACCATCAGGAGTAGAAATAAACAAAGCCCATCCCTGTTTATCAGCTAAAGCAGGTCTTATAACTTCAGCCCATACATCTCTATCCATAAATGCAGCCTCATCTAAAACAACACCAGCTAAACTTCTTCCCCTCAATGCCATCGCATTTTCTGTTCCTTTCAACTCAATAGTCGATCCATTTATCAATTCCAACCTTAAATCTGTTTCATTTTTACTCTGAACCCACACCTTTGGCACTAATTTCTTCAACTCCTTCCACGCAATATCCTTTGCCATCCTATAAGTAGGAGCACAATAGAAATATACCTCGCCAGGTCGATTGATAGCTCCTCTGAGCAGTTCGATACAGGATAAATATGATTTACCAAACCTTCTTCCTGCAACCAACACCCGAAATCTTTTATCACAATTAAATACCTCCCCCTGTGCATACCTTAAGCTAATTTCTGGTTTGTTTTTTACCGCCATACCCTAAAAAATAACACAAATCCGAATAAGTACCCCCTATTTATAGCCTATTCCTACATTTTTAGGTTATAGTTCCAGTAACAACCCTTTACAAGATCAAGTCCGTGGCTTCTTCTACATTTCCAGAGAACATTAACAATAATCCAATAGCTAAACCAGAAAGAAAAAGAGTCCGTTCAGCTTTCTCCGATGTCCTAAAGCGTTCTCAAAGACTTTATGCTCGTCAACTAGAAGGAAAAACAACAAGACAGCTAGTTCTAGAACACGCTTCAATCGAAGGAGTTTCAGAAACTACAGGTTGGGAAGATTGGAATAGAGTGAAAGTTTGGAATAATGAAGATTGGGAAAAAGATAGAGAGAATCTTCTACCACGCTTACAAGCCATGAGAATACGTTTATTCAATAAAGCAGTTAAAAAGGGTCAGCTACAGACAGCAGCACAGATTCTAGACTCTCTAGGCAAGGTTATAGGTGAATCCATAGAGACAGTTAATATCCAAGCTCCAGAATTATCTATTCGTGTAGAACCAAAAAATTAACGGATATATATTTAAGTTCCCCATGGCCTTTTCCTAGCAAAAAAAGTCCGAAATAGTTCCCCATATAAAAAGTCCGAAAAAGTCAGAATAAAATATTGTAAGTCCGAATAGGTTAGTAATTAAAAAATATATTAATAGTCTGATTAAGTCCTTTATTGTTTACTATTATTTGATATAATGGAATAGGTTTAGTATGACTTTAAAATTATGATTAAATCTTTTTCCTGATGTAGCAATACTTAAGGGAACTAAAGCAAATCTATTTTATAGAATCACTAAACCAATAAAAACAAAAATTATTAATTAACCTTCCAATGCCTAAACAATTAAAAACCAAAAACAACAATAGAGAATCCTTACAAATTAAGGTAACTATTAAACCAGAATTAGCTGTTCTTTTAGATGCTGCTATTGCATTAAAAAATCCTGATTTATCAAGATCAGCATTTTGTAAAATGTGTCTTACTAAAGAATTAAGAACAATTACTTTAGGAGAATAAATTTATGAAATTTATATTAATTCCTTATTTATTTTTATTCTTAATTCTTATTTAAAATTATGGCTATTCCAGTAATTCAAGGTTTAACAAACAATGAAAAAACCTTTTACTTATCCTTTAGAAAAAAATTACTAGAGGATAAAAAAATTTATCAGCAAAGCATTAAAAGAGGTGAAACTCAATACAAAAAGAGTTTAACCGCAACTAATAAAAATTTAAAATTATTAGATGATGTTATGTTATTTCAGAAAAGTGAAGAGGATTTGAAAAAATGCCTATAGAAATTATTAAAAATAGAAAAGATAAAATCATTCTTGGTTTTATTTTTGTTTCTGCTGGTTCAACTTGGTATTCATCATCAACAGAAGCTCCAGAACTAATTGCACTTAAAGCAGTTAAAGAGTGTAAAAGATCATGGAGACATCTTTTTAAATGGAAACCAGAATCTAAGTTTTATGTTCATTTTTATGATATTTCCAACTGCAAATATGGTTGGTCAATGGATGATTCGGGATTACATCCAATATTAAAAAATGGACATTCAATAAGTAAAAGAAAAATTAAATGTTTAAACACTTTAATTATTTATGTTTGATTAATCCTTTTAGGGTAGTTTCAAAACTACCTTAAAAAGATTAATTTTTATAATTAATCTATTTAAAAAACCTTTCAACAAATTTAATTATGACTAAATCAATTACAGCTCCAGAAGTAGAAACATTTAAGTTTTCTGCTGTCACTAATTATGAAATTACTAATAAAGATTTAATTGATCTTTTGATTACTGCGGGTCAAGGTATTTCATATTGGGGAGAAGTTTATGTGAACTTTGAACCTAATAAACCATACGAAAAAGGATATTTGAAAATTGAAAGAGAAGGCGGTATTTATATTAATACTAATAATATAAATTATCATTCTTGTTTATTTTGCTTAGATTATAATTGCTTTGAAATTAACGAAAAACCAGAAATAATAAATACTAAATCAATAAAAGATTTTATTGATACTATAAAAAATATTATTGAAAATCCTAATACAAAAGGAAGTTTAAGAAATTCAATTATAGATAGTTTAGCTTCAAAAGAATACGGATATTTAGATGCTGCGGATATGGA